GTTATTAGATTAAGTGATAGTACTTGGTCTTTGTGTGCCTCTTAATTCAAAATGAGGAAATAACACAATGATTGAAGAAGCAACAGCAGCAATGTTAGGTTCAAATGTAAGCCAGATACCTTGGTATGCATACACAGCCTTAGCTGTAGCTCCATTTATAGTGGGTTGTGTCTTAGCTATAGCTATGACTATATACTGGAAACGCATTAATTATAAAAGTGGATGTGAGCCGTATAGTGTAAAATTGCAGTATAGGTTTAGTTTTTTATCAGGATTCCTATCGGGTTGTTTTTGTCAGTATAGTTTGCAAGAGGTAAGTGAACACTTACTAGCTATTCAGCCATTAACTCTAAAAGCTGTAATTGTGACAGGGGTGTTTTGTGCCTTACTGAATCAAATGGTGTACGATATCTTGAGAGGTCACGCCCAGAGAAAGGGGTGGACGGGGATATATAGTTTTATGACGGTTCACCACGTTAAGAAAAAAGAAGCAATAGACTTGACAGCATCGCTTGGCGATGATGATGATGACGACACTGACACAACAGTATGGTTAAAACCAGAAAAATTAAACAAAGACAAAGATTAAAATGAAATTATATTTGTTAAGAGATTATAAAAATAATGAAATTACTTTAGGAAGATTGTTTAATCCTGTTGATAATTTTCAAGTGCATACTTTAGAACTGCCTTGGAAGGATAACGCTAAAAATATAAGCTGTATTCCGAGGGGTGAGTATGTTGTTGAACTTGATTATTACCATCGTGGAAAGTATCCAGCTTATGAAGTAGGAACTTCTTACAGAACTGAAATAAAGATACACATAGGCAATTACACAAAGGATGTAAAAGGTTGTATTGCTATTGGTATCGAAAGAGATGTGCCTAAGCAAATGATTAAACAGAGTCGTAAAGCGTATGATAAGTTTATGGAATACACCAATGGCGAAGAAAGGTTTATGTTAGAAATTATTGAGATATAACAGAAGAGGTAATTATGTTTGGAATAGGCGATGCAGTAACGGCTGGCTTAAAGATTATAGATAAGTTTATACCAGATCCAAAAGCTAAAGCTGATGCAATTTTTAAATTAAAAAATTTAGAACAAGAAGGAAACATGGCTCAATTAAATGCCTATGTAACCCAGCTTAGTGGTCAAATAGAAATTAATAAGATAGAAGCTGCTAGCACCAACTTATTTAAGTCAGGTTGGAGGCCATTCATTGGGTGGGTCTGTGGAAGTGCCTTTGCCTATAAATTTATTGTACAACCATTCCTACTTTTCTTAGTAGCTTTAGGCCAAATAAATATCGACATATCAATACTACCTGTGCTTGAGTGGCAAGAACTTAGTGCAGTCCTAATGGGCATGCTTGGTCTTGGTAGTATGCGTTCTTTTGATAGAGTAAAAGATAAGTCTCCTCGCGGAGAATAATATTACTTATCTGGTTTGTTTCTACCTAACTTTTTATGGAAGTCTTTTGCTAGTTTTTTAAGTGCTTCTTGTTTCATCTCATGAGCTTCTTTCTCTTCCAAAGCGTCCATGAGTGGGTACTGACACTGGTCATGCATACATACTGCACATAACATTTGAAAACCAACTGTTAGTTTTAATGGTGCTTTTCTTTTGCAGCTATCGCATAAATCATTTGACATTTTTTTTAGATTGTTTTTTAAGTAAGCTTTTTTTCTGTTCAGCCTTTGTACTATTAACCATGCTCATTGAATTAAATATTCTTTTTAATATTTGATTGTGTACGTTTTTACATTTACTCATTGTTTTATAAATACTCCGCTTTAACTCTATCGATACCGTGCTGTGCTATGTCCACTGTTCCGTTACCAGTGTGAGTTAGCATAACTAATCCTGACCACCAATCACATTGGGCCTCATTGCCTTTGACATAGCTAGGAACGTAATCTCCATACCAACCTACATTAATCCCTTGGATGACTGGTTCTTTCCCATCTTCGGACGCTCTCTTAGTAGTGTGTACTCCAAATCTATGAGTGTGCCCAAAGACAATTGCTCCAGTGTGTTGGTCAGCAGCTTTCTTAGCAACATAATCACCACCAATAGGATTGTTAGCTCTCTTGCTCATTGGGGCGTGAGTAAATGCAGTGCCCTCGATATGAACATACTCTCTGTAATTAATAATAATCCAACCATCTTTCTTACATCCCACAAAGTCTTTCTCAGGAATAAAGCCGCTTAGCTCTGGTTTATCTTGTGTATACCTGTATGTGCGTACTTCGTGATTGCCCAGGAGCCAGTATAAGTTTGGTGAATACTTTTTTGTTTTCCATCTGGTTTGCTTATCCCATAAGTCATATATGGGTTGCATCATAGCGATATAAGATTTAACTCCTTTATCTATATCATCTTTTAATCTGCGACCTTCTTTAATCAGTGGGTTATTATTATCAAAGAAATTAATAGAATCTAAACTTAGGAAGTCTCCTATCTGAACTATGTTGTCTGGTTTATTATCTACAATAAAATTACCAAGAGCTTGGAATCTTTTGTCATGGTGTCCTGGTTCTGAGTGGGCATCACCAATAACTAGTGTTGTTTCTAGTTTTTTCATTCTGTTGCTATCTCCTTATTAATTTACTGTAATTTATTTCCAATCGTTTAAGTCATGTTCCTTAAAGTCATAATGAGATAACTCACCTTTTAAATATAAATCATTAAGAATATCTAGGCATGTTTGAAGAGACAATACTCCTCTTTCTCCACATGCAGGGCATAGGGAAAATGTATACGTCAACCCTCTGTTAGTTTCTTTTCCACATCTGAAACAATGATAGGTTTCTTTGGTTCTTTTATCCATAATTTAGGTACTTCGTTGAAAGCATATTTATACCCTTTGGAGTCACACCAGTCAGAATATCTAGTAGTAGATGCTTTATAAAGTTTATTATCATATTTAAACACAAATCTAATATCTAAGTCTGGGTGCTGTGCTTTAATATGAAGGTGTTTTGCCCTATCTGGCGCAGTAAACCTGCCTTTAGCTTCAAGTATTATGCCATTAGGCAATACCCAATCAGGCTTATAAGTGTGCATCTTATAGTATGGGAGAATTAATTTCTCATACTTTGCTCCAGTACCTTTTAGTTCTATAGATAACTCGTGCTCAAACCAAGATCTATAAGGTTTTGGAGGTCTTCCTTTTTTACTTCTCATTATAATAATCTGTAAGGCCAATTACCAAGACACGGCTCTCTTGAGTCTTCTTTTGCTTTATTATTAAACTCTTTCTCAGTAACTCCCTGCCAAGCAGAACCATGTGAAGTGCCTACTCGCCTCTCCGACATAGGTACATCTGTAAGCTCTTTTATAGCATCATTAAACCATTTGCTGTAAATAGCTGCCTTTTCCGCATCTCGTGCCTTGTTGCCCTTCCAGTTAAGCCTAAGACTGTATTTAATAGAGTTACCTAAAAGATATCCCACATACTGCTCTGCTGTGAGTTTAGCTTTTATAATATCTAAAACTTCAATACCGCCTTGGTCATAGTAACTACTATTAGGATCTTTGCTCATACGTCACACGACCCACCAGTACAAGCTAACTCTTGGCTACTAGTAGTATTATCTTCTTCCTCTTCTAACTCTTTCCAATCTATACTTTTAGGAAATTCTTTTAATAGCTTTTTATATTTATTTTTATTAATTTCTTGGTAGGGTGCTTGCTTATAAGTTCCTCCGTCATATGGTAAGAAAGATACCCCAGACATATAGTCAAAGTTGGCATATACCCAAGCTCCTACCTCCATCCACTCGTCTTCTCTAACATTAATGGTAACGCTTGGCTTATGCTCACACCAATGTTTCTGGTAAATCAACCACCTCTCTAAGTCGTCTAAAGCACTGCAATCATTTCTAGTCTTACAGTCTTTGGGAGCTTCCATTGGAAAACTAAAAACAGTAGTAGATTCTGGCTTTCTTACACAAGGCTCATACGGAACACCTTTATTAATCATAAATGATGTTAATGGGTCTTTGTTGTCTTGTCTAACCGTTCTGATGTAGTAATTGTCAAAACGAGTATGAACTCCAGAAGCAGTATTGCAAAGACTAGACACAGTGCCACTAGGTTTGACACATGTAATTGCAGTTGATTCAGGTATACCAAGTTTTTCTGCCCAAATTTTATTAGTAGCGATTGCAACATCTCTCATCTCCTCTAACCATTTAGGTAGGTCTTTGTTTTGATGATTACCTAACACTTTATGGTCACATATCCCAGTTAAAGACACTCCTAAAAGA